TCCTGCGCCTTGTCCTGCTCCAGTTGCCGCCGCTTGTCCTATTTTACCTGCACCTGCTCTAGCCGCCATACCACCTGCAATTCTTCCTCCAACAGCCGCTACTGCTGGAAGGATTTCGTTTGTTTGAGATCTTTCTTTAATTGCTTGGTTAACTACATCAAGCATCATTTGACTTTTTTGATAGTCGTGATTTTTTAATTCTTGTCCAAAATGTTCATTTTTTGTAATATCGTGAATTTTAGTTCTAATTTTATTTGCAGTATCTTCTAGTTCTTCTCTAGTAAATTTCCTCAAATCCATGGTTTGATTAAAACGAGATTCAAACTCTTTTAATAATGACTCTGTTGTAACTGGTTTTGTTAGTTCTATGCTTTGCATTTGTAGTATTTAGTTGTTATGTAGAAAAGGTTGATTGGAAAATTTGTTGGATATGACCCTTATATTGATCCGCTAGATGGTGTGCTGTCTCTAATCTTTGTTGATATACTTCTTCTTGTGCATCGTTTTCTTCTTTACGAGCCATTTTCATCATTCGTTTAGCATTTGTTATATTAAACAGTTGTGAAGCAAAATGAGTATCGTACTCAATAACATTTTCTGGTGCTGAGTTTCCATCGGCTATATGGTGTGCTACTAGGATTGCTGTTTGTTTTAAGTTGATGTCATCATATAAAATATGTGCTTTTATCATATCAGCTATAACGTAAATGTAACGAGTTCCTGTATGTTTTTTAGGGACAATTGCTATATTGCCTATAAGGATACCTTTAGAAAATTGTTTTGGTAAATGTCGAAATGGTCGTCTGTCTCTGTCTTTACGTGCTACTTCTGAAAGTTTTTGTTTGAGTCCATAAGCCTCAATTTGTTTTACCAGTTCGTATCTATTTTTTAGAGCCATTGTTAAATCTTATTTTTCTATTTAAAGCATATTGAACATCGTTATCAAGTTTTTTTCTAACAAAAATACTTTTATCAGCAAGTGATTTTGCTATATTAATTTCATGTACTTCAAGTTGTGAACTTCGGAAGAAATCATATTTTCTATATTTGTCAATAAATTGTAATTGTTCCTTAGGCAGATATACGCGGACTTTCGGTGCTATTTTTATAAACATTGTATTGGTTTTTATTTTTTTTTAATTCAATCTTATTAGAAGAACTACCATGGTTGAAAGTAGTCCTGCTATAACTGTACCTGCCGCGGCTATAACTGTTTTGGAATTAGATTTGTGACCTGTTTTCATGTCGTCGTTAATTTTACCTAATCGTACTTCGATTGCAGATAGTCGATCGTGTAAACGACTATATCTTTCACTGCACAGATCTACGTGTGCTTCTAGGTTTGTTTTTTCTAACTCAGTCGGCATATATTTTAATTCTCTTTTTACATCGTCCAGATGCTTCTTTAGTATTTGATACTCTGCCTGTGTCATGCCTATACTGCCTTTGTGTGCCTTTGTGTGCCTTAATCATTGTTATTTATTGATTTCTCCAGCATATGAAAAGTACGTGTTTATTGTGTCATCATTAGCCGTTATAAATGTATTCGTAGGAAATGTAACAGTTTCTTTGCAAAATGATAGTATAGGTATAAGATCAAAGTCGTCGATTAAATTTCCAATATTGTTAGTATTTGTATCGCCATACACTTCTGCTTGTTCAGTAAAAAATTTAAAATGCCAACTAGTTTGTGTGTCATTATATGCTGTACCAAATCTCATATTTGCTAAAGATTCGCTTAATTTTATAGGAGGAGATTCCCAAGTAACGTTACCTCTTAATTGTAATAATTGTATCATTGTAGTAAAATTATTGTTTTGATTTCGTGCAATGGCCAAAGTGTGTTTATCGTGGACTACTTCACCAGCTAATGTTTTAAAAGGAAAAGCAAGATTAAGACGTCCATTTTCTGTAATATCAATCAGTGTGTGAATTTTGTACTCGTACATTTATATTTGTTTATGAATATTTAATCGTTAAAAAAGGGCGAACAAATTAAATGTCCGCCCTTTTATCTAATTTTAACTTAAATTAAAATTACCAAACAGTGTGTACTGTTGCTGAAGATGTTACCCCTGTAACGCCTCCAAAATCACTACCATTTGTCGCCGCTGGTCCTTCATAGATAACATTTACGTTATCAGTTGTTCCAGCAACAAATGTACCAATACCTAGCACAGTAGCCGTTTGGCCTAATGCTATAATTACTGAGTCCATTTCTGCTTGAGTTATGTTGCTTTTAGCGAAACTAGTAATGTTGATGTCTTTACCAATCATTTCACCTGTAGCCGCATTTCCGTTGACTTTTACTTGTCCTGTCATTTAATATCCTCCTTCATCTCTGATTTAAATGATATGTCACCGCTCAGGTGACAATATGTTTTTATTTAGTGATGTAGTTGGTAAATTTAGTGTTTATATTATGTTTTTGAATGAAAAGGGCGAACCTAATCAAAGATCCGCCCTTTTAAATGTTTTACTAAAAACTAGTATCTAGTTACTATTATGTACCTATTTCTAGATCTTTTGCTGTTACCACGTCATTAGCATGATTGAATGAATCAACCGTGCCTAATGCTCTAATAAGAGCTTGTAAAGTAGCCGCTGTTACCACGTCTGAACCTTCAACCATGAACGTTTGTTCAGTGTTTGAGTTGTGTAGTGGGCCTGCCGCTAATATAGTGCAAGTCGTTTGAATTGCATCTAGTGCCGCTTTTTGAGCACCTAGTGGTCCTGCTGAACCGTTTATCGCTTCGATATAATCGATTGTGAAAAATTGTAGATCTTTACCTACAACATTCATTGGAACCGTAGTTGCCGCTGGGTTTACTTTTAATTGTCCTGCCATTTTAAATCCTCCTTCATCTCTGATTTAATGACTATGACACCGCTCCGGTGTCGAGTTGCATCTATTTAGTAAATGGTTTGGTAAATTTAGTGTTTATATTATGTTTTCAGCCATATTTCATCCGATTTTACACGATTTGCACGGTTATAGCCTAAATCAGAAAGTAATTTTCTAGAGTTAATAATAATGCTTTTCCTTTTGTCAATCTTCATTTCAATATTAATTACTGGATAAGAACTTTTAATAGTTGTAACTGCTCCTTGTAAAACTTTATATTCAAAGCCATCTACATCTATTTTGATAAAGTCTATGTTTTTTAAATTAAAACTATCAAGAGTTTTACATACAACACTACCTTGTTCGTCAGTTAAAACTGTTGATTGTTTTTCTTGTGATGCTGTATGTTCAGTATTAGATAGTCCGTATTTAAAAAGTTCTACATTAGATTCAGTTATGTTTCTGTTAAAACATTCTATAAAGTTTGGATTAGGTTCAAAGCAATACACTTGTTCAAACTTCTGTGCAAGGTCACGAGTCCACATACCTACATTACTACCTATGTCTATGCAGTTTCTCCATTGTTTAATGTATCTTAGTGCTGTGTTTCTTTGTCTTGATTGTGTTCTTTCATTTTCTAAAAAGGTAGGTTTAGTGTGACTTTTGTAGAGAACCCAGAAACTATTATCTGTTTGATTTTGATTTTGCTCTGGCATGAATTGCTTGTAGTAATTTCACAAAGGTATATCCACCTTTTGCTATGTCGTCAATCATAGTAACAATTGGAGCAAATGAAGCCATTATAGGAGCCGGTACTGCTCTACCTCTACGAATCATATCAGCGGCAATTTTTGCCCGTCTTACATTAGATGAACCTACTAATACTCTATATGCATTCATTTCGTCAGGTGTCATCTCTGCATCTTCTGGCGATATATTTCTTTCACCATCAATGACATTATCTAATTCTAGTCTTTGTTTGTCAGCAAATGCCTGTGTTTGTCTTTGTAAATCAGTTCCTGGTAATTTTGCTCGTAGTGCCTGAAGTAATCTAGTAGTAGTAATCCCTTTTCTTTTGTGATCTAAATTTGAATAGTCTGCTATTGCTCTTCTTAAGTTTCTATAATCAACGTTTTGAATACCAAGTGCTGTTTCTAGTTGAGTTAAAAATTTAAAATCATTATCAAGGGATCGTAGATATCTTTTAATAGACATTACAGGAATAGTTCGTCTTTGACGTTGTGCCTGTGCAACTACTGGATTGGCTAATTTTTTTACTATTTCTTGATCACCTGATACTACTGCCAACATATTGTGAAGATCATTTGTTGTAGTTCTAACTCGATCAAACCCACTATAAGTTAATGTTTGATCTGCATATGATTTGGCAAAACGTTTTGTATGGCTAAAATTTTTAAGAAGTGCTAGTGCTAAAAAGCTAAGATAGATACGTTCAGTTATTTCGTCAAATGTATATCGTGAAAGGTCACTTTGTCTTCGAATTACTCTACCTTCAGCTACATACTTTAAAAAGGGTGTTATCATACACATATTTATAGGCTTATGCAACGTAATTTTATTCTAACTGATGCAATGAAAACCGGTGATCATATGTCTTACGAACGGTTTTTAGATGCACATTCTTTACCAGATCAAAAAATAGATTATACAGGAGAGTATTATACTTTACACAATTATGATTTAGATGCATACGATAGGAAGTTTGTTTTTATTGATAGACGAATAGAAAATGTTAGATTATTCAATAATGCAGAGTATGAAAAAGAATTGTTAGTAAGAGTTAGGTTATTGCATAGTCAAGGATTTAAATTTATAATAGCCTCACCTTGGGAATCGCATGAAAATATTCAGTCTGGCAAGGTATATCCAAACAATATAGGAGAAGTAGCTTCTTTTAATTGGACAGGAGGAACCAGTTGGTTCTGGTGGTATATGTATGATAAACATTTAAACAATAAGTTTAAATGTTCTCATGATCATTTTGGTAGTTATTTTTACAAAAAACATGATTTCTTATATTTGAATAAGCAACCAAGAGAACATAGAGTTAAACTTTATAATAAATTATTAAAAGAAAACGTATTATCAAATAGTTTATATACTTTTTTAGGATTAGATAAGCCAGTTAGATTAACACAAGAACATGAACTACCGTGGGTTGATGCTAAGAATTATCCTAAGTACGGAATGGATCAAGACATAACAGAACAACCATATGTTGATACAGTTTGCTCAATAGTTTCTGAAACTAATGATAATGATACAGATGTTTTTATGACTGAGAAAATATGGAAACCTATTATGGCTCAACACGTATTTGTTGTGCATGGCAATCATTTATATCTACAAAAATTAAGGGAGATAGGTTTTAAAACTTTTAGTTCTTATTTTGATGAGTCGTATGATTTAGAAAATGATAGAGATAAAAAAATAGATAAGATTGTTTCTTTATGTAAAAAGTTAAAAGAAGTAGATTGGCAGGATATATATCGTCAAACTATTGCTTTAAGACAACATAATTATAATACGTTTTTTAATAAAGAAAAGTTAAGCGTCGAGGTTAACAAGACTTTGATTAGGTTTTTGGAATTTTTTGATAGCAGTCAAGTTTCTTCTTGAGAATCCTAGTCTATCTACAAGTTTAACAGCACTACCCGTTTTATCAACAGCAACAAATCCTTCTGGATCAGTTACTTCTAGTCCGCTGTCAGTTTGTGCAAATGAACCTATTGCCATTGCTTGATTCATTTTTTTAAGTACAAAGTCTTTTAACAATTGTACTGATTTATAAAATGTTAGCATCGCTTGTAATGGTTTTCGAATGCTAGTCATAAATTGTGGCATACCTTTAATTTTGTCTTGTCTTAATGCTAAAGCCTTTTGTGCTTTTAATCCTGCAATTTGGTCTTGCATTCGAGTAATATAAAATTTTTCAAAACCTTGTAAGAATTGATTTACGTTGGTTGGTAGTTGTCCTTGTCTAACCATTGCATTAATATACATTTGGAAGAATGGTATAAAATCTTTATTGGCTCCTAATAAGTTTGATAAGTCACGTGGAACATTGTCAAGTAGTTTTTCTAGTTTTTCTATACTACTCATAAATTTTTGTGTTTCGTCTGCTGTAAATTTAGCAGAGCCTGATACGTCTTTATAAGTTGCATTATCAAAAAATACATCTGGTGATTGTGCATATGTTTTTGTATCTGCACCTGCTGATGCGGTCATATCTGCTAGTGTGTCACCGTTGTATGTTGTATGAAATATAATTCCTACTTTAGCGGCATTGATTTGTTTGCCTAGGTCTGAATCTTCTGGCACCGCGTATGTAATTGTATTAGGTGTAAATGTTATGTGTGGAACATTATTAAAGTTCTTTGTTTCTATACTATCATCAACAAATAATAAATCACCTTGTACTACTCCTTGTATGTTTAATTTTTTTAAGTGTACAAGACATTTTAATAGTCTTTGTCCTAACTCTTCTGTGCCATGGTTCTTTGCAACATCGTTTTTAGTATAATTTACTTTGGCATTTTGAGCAAATGCTGATTTAGTTGCAACAAAGAATTTTCCTGTTTCTGGATGTGTACCACAAACGATTGCAGGTGCACCATCCCATTTTACAGATACTTTTACTGAATCTGCAGATGTTCCTTGTAATGTAACTAATAGTCCACGGAAGTAATCTATTACTGCTTTACCACCATCAAACCCATCTGTGATAATAATGTCTTCTATATGTTCTAGGTGAGTTCTTTTAAATTCTAATAGGACATCTTCAATTAACATTATTAGTCCTCTTTATATTCGCCGTCTTTGATTTTAAGTACGTTGTTTTTGATATCTTTGTTTTCTTTAATACGAGCAACGCCTTTTGAAAACTTAGATGCGTCCATATTTTTTATTGATGAATGAAATCTTTTTTCTAATTTATATGCAGTTTCTGGATCGAAGTTTTCTCTAATATAAGACATAAGTCGTATAGCAGACTCAATTATATGAGATGCACGGCTTCCAACAACATTTTCCTTGTCTTTAGCAAAGGAAACGTTTATTATTTCATCTAGTAAACTTCGCGTTCTTTTTTGCATATTGGTATTTAAGCAATATTATAGCAGAATTATAGCAAATGTCTATTGGATATAATGCTTATTTTACTTTCCTATAGATGAAATACTTACGTTGATTGCTATCATCACGTATGTCTAGTACTTTTAGGTTAAAAATCTCTGATAATTCTATAATAAAAGGTACGTTCCATGCAAAGAACTCTATCCACTTGGCCTCAGGCTTGTTGTGTTGTACACCCGGGTTAACCCTGAAGAACATAGTGCCATCGTCTGCTAGTAAGTCTACACATCTGCCTACTTCTGCAAGTATCTTATCTCTGCTACCAAAGTTTACTGAGCCAAGACATAGTATGACATCAAACTTTTCATTAGTCCTATATTCTAGTGTGCCGACTTCGTGGTCTGCTTTGTCGTTGTAAGGATCTATGCCAATAAGGTTATCTATCTTGCCTCTGAATTCATTGTATCCACACCCAACGTCAAGCACTGCTCTTGGCTTTAAAGCATTCACTTCGTTGATTAGGGCAAGTCCAGAGTACTTCCATTTCCTCATATCGTTCTGCCAATACTTGGAGAAGTATTTGTGTAGACAGGCATCGTCAATTACATCTACGTATTCCTCTAGGGTGTTACATCTCTTTACTTCAACACCAAATTTTTCTTTGATATATAGTTGTGAAATTTTGTCTAGGTTGTTTTGGCTGTGTGTAAGCAGTTCTGCAAATATTCTTTTATTCATTATTTGTACAAGTAAACTTTGATATCGTTGTGTTCGTAGTTATGTATCCTGTCGTTGGTGTCAGGAAAACTAATATTGAGTTCTCTACAAAGATCCACATTGTCTACAGGACAAATAACTCTGTCTTGATTGTCTTTAATAAACTGCATTATGTCGTTGTTTTCGTTTTGTATATGAGTCCACATTTTTTCTAAAGACTCAAAATAACTGTAATTAGGATAGGTAATATCAAATCCACCAGCATCAATCCACCACTTATAAGATTCAATATCATTCCTATAAACCATTACTATCGGATAACCTAATGTTTTTAGTTCGTTAAGTTTGTGTGCAAATGTATGTGATTTTATAATTCTTTTGCCTGTGCCTGAGAAAGGCTTATCCCAATTTTCTTTTGTGTTTTCAAATTCCATTCTAGGATCAAAGTATGACCCTATGTGTCTTACTACACCGTTTTTGTATGCTCTTTTACTGGTGCTATCAGATTGATCAATGTCAGTTGACCTATAAATGTTTGCGGCCACACTGCTCCATTTTGATCCTGGTGCACCAGTGAAAAGAATATACATTACTGCGTAAGTTCTTCTTTGTAGACTGTGTTATAGCCTAACTGATTGCTTTTAAAGTCACCTAATGTTTTTAGTGCTTTAGGTGTAATAAACGACTTCAATGTTCTCACAGCGGCATCACCATCTGCACCTGTTCTCCAATCGTATTTGCCAACTTTCTTTTCAATAGCGGCAACTGATTCTGGATCGTTTATCATTTTGTTTAAAGCGGCAACAAGTTTATCTTTGTTTGGATTACCTTTGTTTACCCAAAATGCTTTTTGAAGTGCATCTCTCCAACTCTTTACAAGTTTGTATGCATCATAGAAGTCACCACTTGGTGCAACACCGTATGTAGATTCAAACAGTGCTTCAAATGTTGGTTCAGTAAAGTTAGGATCTTTTCCGTGTTGTCCTGTGTTTACATCAAGTAGTCCATGATGGAACCATGTGTAAGCATCGCCCTTTTCAATTACAGGTATCACGTGTTTCTTGTAAGCGGCAGGGTTTTCTCTGGTTGCATTTAAGTCACCTCTAATAAAAGCAAGTCTTCTTTCAGACCCTTTCATTCCTTTTACCCAAACAATCTTGTCTTCAAATGTTTTGATTGGATCACCATTTGGTCCTGTAAGCAACATAACGATTGCCATAATCTCTGGAGTCATTCCAGAACCTGATGGAAATTGTATAGGACCATTTTTAGTATCGGCATTGTTTCTTGCACCTACAATGATGTTCAAGTTCATTTGTCCAATTGATTCCCAATCTAAATA